TAGAGGATCGTAGATTAATTTGGGCAAGAGCCATGCGATATTCCTGGGTAGCTTTAGCAAGACAGTTTGGCTGCCATCGTGTAACAATTAAAAAAAAATATACAGCTGCTATTCTTAACCTTGAATTTAGTCTTGATAAATCTCTTATAGACAAGATTGACAAATTAATCTAATAGGAAAGATAGGCTTAGTATTTTTATGCCTGGGAGACCCTTACATAAGATCCAATGCGACAGTTATACAAGAGGAAGTAATTATACAAAAAGGTGTTTGTGCAAAGGATATTATCAAAAGACTTCAAAAAAATACCGATGCAAATTTCATGCTGGAGAATCTACTGGACCAAGATCTATTGAAGGCAGAATAAAAGCAATAAGAAATTTAAAACAATATAGAAATAAAAGTTATCAAGAATTATACGAATGGATCAAATTGAAAAAATATGTGAAAGATTAGAATTGGGAGAGCCACTCTCAACTATTTGTAAAGATAAATCAATGCCAGATGTTTCAACAGTTTATAAGAAATGTAGAGCTGATAAAGAATTACAAGCTAAGATTATGAGAGCAAGACAAACGGGTGTTTGGACTTTGTTAGATAAAATAGCTGAAGATATGCAAGTACCAAAGACACCACAAGAGACACATTTCTTGAGGGAAAAGTGGAGCCACATTAGATGGTTGGCTACAAAATTAGCAGCATCAACATTTGGAGACAAAAGCCAGGTTGAACAGAAGATTGATAATCATTTAATCATAAGTTGGGGAGAGCCAAAGGATGATAAAGAAATTAAAACAGTATTGGATCAAGTATCAAGTGTGGATGTTAAGGAGTTACCTGGAGCTATCGGGAGTAATTCAAAAGAGAGATAAGAAGAAATGAATAAGGAGTGAGGAAAGTTCTATTTCAGTAGCGCAATCCATGCTCCTCGCACACGCATTATGGAGTTCGTTTAAGGTACACAGTTATAAATCCTGACGACAATTGGCTTGGATCAATACTTATTAGAGCAAATGGTCAGTAAATGGGTAGTAAGAGCTTATTTCTGCATACAAAAGTGTAGATTTCAAAAGAACAAAGAGGGGGTATACCCGAAAAACCACCCGCATTTTTTAAGAATATATATATCGGGACTTCAAGACACAAACACACACAAACACACACAGACTTTAAGATGAATGAAAAAGATAAATACACAGATAAATTAATAACAGCAATGGTATTTCACGCAGAAGATACAGGGGGGTTGATAATTCACTTAAACGGATTTGAGAATGAAAATCATGCTAATAATTTTTGTAAAAAACTTATGAAGAATAGCGGCATTGAATATCAATCGGTTAAAGAGTTATTTGATTTACCAACAATTCACTAAAAGGGGGATAGATGGATATAAATTTAATTATTCATGAAGCTAAACATTATTGGAGAGATCATAAAAAAGTTGTGATCGGTGTTGCGGCTTTGATAGTAATTTTGGCAGTTTTATAAAATGAAAGTACAAATACCCTATACACCGAGACCACTCCAGGCGGAGCTACATCAGAACCTGGATAAGTATAGGTTTGCTGTACTTTCTTGTCATAGAAGGTTCGGGAAAAGCTCTGACACATAAGTTGAAAAACCCGAGGTTTGCCTATATTGCACCAACTTATAAACAAGCAAAGAGTATTGCTTGGGATTATATGAAAATGTTTGCGGGAGGAATACCTGGGGTTAAGTTTAACGAAACAGAATTAAGATGTGATTTACCAAATGGCAGCAGAATAACCTTGTTATCTTCTGAACAGCCAGATTCACTAAGGGGATTATTCCTTGACGGAGTTTGTATAGATGAGGTTGCTCAAATAGATCCGAGGTTGTGGAATGAAATAATTAGACCAGCTCTAAGTGATCGTAAGGGTTTCTGTTACTTCATAGGTACTCCAGCTGGGATGACAAATATATTTTATGATTTATACCAGCACGCTTTATCAGATGATAAGTGGTTTGCTTACACGGCTAAAGCAAGCGAGACAAAAATTATCGACCAGGAAGAGCTAGATGCGGCAAAAGCTCAAATGGGAGATGCAAAGTATAAACAAGAATTTGAGTGCGATTGGATTGCAAATATTGAAGGAGCAATCTATGGAGATATTATAAGATCACTTGAAGAAAAAAAACAATTAACAAGACTTGCATATGATCCAGCTTTATTGGTTCATACAGCCTGGGATTTAGGAGTTGATGATAGTACATCAATAATATTTTTCCAGCAGTTAGGAAACCAGATTTTGGTTATTGATTATTATGAAAATAACCGAGAAGGGTTGCCGCATTATATCCAGTTGGTAAAGGATAAAGATTATTATTACGGAGATCATTTTGCACCTCACGACTTGGAAGTTACAGAATTTTCAAGTGGTAAGAGCAGAAGAGAGGTAGCTTACCAATTGGGAATAAGGTTTAAGGTTTTACCTAAAATAAACCTAGAGGATGGGATCCATAATTTAAAAATGGTTTTACCTAAGTGTTGGTTTGATATAGAAAACACAAAACCATTGATAGATGCGTTAAGACACCATCATAGAAAGTACAATGAAAAAATGAAAATGTTTAGTAATAAACCTCAAAAAGATTGGAGTTCTCATGCTTGCGATGCTATGAGATATTTAGCTTTAGGAATTACTGAATTACCAAAAAACAAAATTGCGGCTCAGAAATTAGCTGTCAATGATTATACAATACACGGAGAATAAGTATGGGATTTTTAAAACCAACGATACCAGCAATGCCACCAATACCGCCAGTTCAGCCTTTACCAGAACCACCTAGTTATGAGGATACGGATAGAGCTGAAGCTGCTAAAGCAAAAAGAGATAAGATAAGAGCTGGTAGAGTAGGTAGATCTGCAACTATTCTAACCTCAGCAAAAGGTTTAGAAGATGACGAATATTCAACAAAGAAAACTTTATTAGGAGGATAGTATGGGAGGAGTTATATCAAGACCAAAACCACCAGCACCACCAGCAGCAGTTTATACGCCAGCTCCAACAAAAGCTGAAGTATCACAAGCAACAACAACTGATGCTACGGGTATTATGCGAGGTAAAGGTAGATCATCTACAATATTAACTGGAGCAAAAGGTTTAGGCGATAACGCATTAACAACAAGCAAGAAATCATTACTCGGAGGGTAAATGGCACAAGATCCAAAAGCAAAAATGATTATTGAAAGGTATAAAACTCTTAAAGCAAAAAGAGTTACCTGGGAAGATCATTGGCAAGATATTGCAGATTATTTCTTACCAAGAAAAGCAAATATTACCATAAAACATACTAAGGGAGATAAAAGGCATGACCAGGTTTATGATGGTACAGCTACTCACGCATTAGAATTATTATCCGCTAGTTTAAATGGTATGTTGACTAATACTATTTCTCCGTGGTTTATTTTAAAGTTTAGAAACGATGCAACGAATGAAGATGATACAGCAAGAGAATGGTTAGAGAGCTGTGCAAAAATTATGCAGCAAGCATTTTCAAGATCTAATTTTCAGCAAGAAATTTTTGAACTTTACCATGAGCTTTTAGCGTTTGGTACTTCTGCAATGTTTATTACAGATGATGTTAAGGATGATTTAAGATTTAAAACAATTCATATTTCAGAAATATTTATAACTGAAAATGAAAAAGGATTAGTAGATAGCTTAACAAGAAGATTTAATTTACAGAATAAAAATATTCCTTCAATGTATCCAGATGCGGAATTGCCAAGAGCAATAGTGGCGGATATAGAAAAATTTTACATTCAGTTTATCCTAACGAAGTTAAGATGGGATATGATAATAGTAAAAATATGGATTGGGTATCTTGCCATGTCCACGAAAAGACAGGAACTTTATTAAAAGAAAGTGGTTTTAAAGAATTTCCTTATGTAGTTCCAAGATATTTAAAAACTTCATCCAATGAAATTTACGGCAGATCGCCAGCGATGAATGCTTTACCAGATACTAAGATGTTGAATACAATGTCTAAAGTTTCAATCAAAGCAGCTCAAAAACAAATTGACCCACCTTTAATGGTTCCTGATGATGGTTTTATTTTACCAATTAGAACTGTTCCTGGTGGATTAAATTTCTATAGATCTGGAACCAGGGAAAGAATTGAACCATTACAAATTGGATCTAATAATCCTGTTGGTTTACAAATGGAAGATCAAAGAAGAAAAGCTATTAGAGAAAACTTTTTTGTAGATCAACTAATGACTGTCCAGGGTCAAAACATGACAGCAACAGAGGTTATGCAGAGAACTGAAGAGAAGATGAGATTACTGGGTCCAGTTTTAGGTAGATTACAATCTGAATTGTTGCAGCCTTTAATAACTAGAAGTTTTAATTTATTATTTAAAAATGGTAAATTTCCACAGCCGCCAGAAATGTTAGGCGACCAGGATATTGAAATTGAATATGTATCTCCATTAGCCAAAGCTCAAAAGACACAAGAGCTTTCATCTATTATGAGAGGTATAGAAATATTTGGTTCAATGCAAAATATTGCACCAGTATTTGATTACATAGATATAGATGGTTTAGTTAGTCATGTTACAGATGTTTTAGGATTACCAGCTAAAATTATGAGATCAAAAGGAGAAGTTCAACAAATACAACAACAGAAACAAGCTGCCGAAATGGAGCAAATGCAATTACAACAAGCTCAGCAAGTTGCTGAAGCTGCGGGTAAAGTAGCACCAGCTCTAAAGGTAGCCAATGAATAAAGATGATCTAAAGCAATTAATTATTGCTTACAAACAAGTTTTTGAATCTGACCATGGTAAAAAAGTTTTGGAAGATTTGGAAAAGAGGTGCAGCTTTCACTCAACTACTCATGTTAAAGGAGATAGTCATGAAAGTGCATTTTTAGAAGGAACAAGATCAGTAGTCTTGTTTATTAAAAATATGCTTAACAAAAAAGGAGAATAAAAA